TGGAAAGTTGGGTTATCATTCCTAACACCAGCATGAGTATCAGTAGGCATAGCAATCAGTGCCATAGTTTATCCTTCAGTTCACATAACAAGTTATAAGATCCATTATATACTAAAAATATGATCTCGTCAATCCTCTTTAGTAAGTTCCTTATACGTCTCATATTCAGATTGCCTTAACCATCCCAGGGTAATCATTCTTTGCATAACTTTGTCTTTGTCAGATTTGCTATGAGGAACTGGTTCTATAACTTTATCACAGAACCATTCCATACTTTGATCTATCTCTTTTATTAAGTCATCGATATCCATCGTCTTTCCTTACTTGTATAAATAGTGGCAGGAAGTATCTCCTTATGTGTAAATGGATTATGTCTATGTTTAATAACCATACTAGATTAAGAAAACTCGAAAGGAAAGTGGATCAAATGAGCCAAGAATTGGAAGACCTAAAAGCATCTGTAGCACTAGTTCATAAAGCAGTTGGCGAAGCAGTTGATGAAATCAAGAGCCTTGCCGAACAACTTTCTGTTGTTGCTAACAGACCAAATCCAGAAGCAGCGGATATCGAAGCAATTGCCGCTGATCTAACCAAAACTGCGGAGTCACTACACGGAGCAGTTTATCCACCTTCATCACACGTTCCTCTCTAAACCGTAGGGGGTGTCATAATCAAGGCACCCTCTTCTGTCCTTCTTCTAGTTAATCCTCTAAGTATTCTGCCACCAGAAACATTGTAATGCATCATTGCATCAGGCACATTATCATAGTGTTCTTCATTAAGTCCTGAAATCTTTATCATCTCTAAGAAATGTGCTGTGCTAACATTATACACCATACAGACCAAGGCATCAAACTGATTTTGGTTTAGAGTAACCGTCACATACTTCTTTACCTTATTCTCAAAGATTTCTGCGTCTTTGCGAAAGATTTGTTCTGCCTGTTCGTTAGTGATAACCATGCCTGCGGTAACTTTTGGATCACCTAATGAGTTAGAATGACCCCAACCAATAGAATAAACAGCATTGCCGTGTGTATCATATGTATCAATATAGGCCTTTAATACACAGGACTCAAAACTCTTAATAAGTTCCTCACCTACTTTACCTAAATGCATATCATCATTCATCGTGCATTCCTCTTGCGAAAGGAAGTCGTTCCCATCTCAACATCGTATTCATTAATGGCATTATCAATAGCCTTACGAATACCTTCTAACCTCATACGATAGTTACCACGAATAGTTGGCCGCTCTTTTTTATTCTTTAGTGAATCGATTACCATCTGAACCTGAAAAGGCACATCAAACTCTTCCTTCATTGTCCTCACTCCTCAGTAAAGTTTTCTAGTCCTTGTTTAACTTGTTTACGTTTCTCTTTCTTTTCCGCTTCTCTACCCTCAAACTTTTTAATAAAGTCATTAAGGTTATCATACATTGTGGAGGAAATCAAGTGATTATCATCACTATCAACCATCAATGCCGCGTCTGATGTATCTAGGACACTTTCTTGGAATTTCTTGTATATGATATATCTATTTTTCTCTTCCTTATTAATACGTCTATGAAAAGCATAATAGATGATCTGTGTAAAGTATGCAAAAGGATTGGAACTAATCTCAGGGTTAAAGTTATCAAAGTATTGGAAACAGTTCTCTAAGGCATCCGATACCAACTCATCACGGAACGAATAGTTCATGAACCTTGGTTTGGTACTTAATCTATTTGCGATAAGAAGGATACATGACCCAATATATTCAGATACACGGGGTTTCTCAAGTCCTTGTTCTTTAGCAAGTTTAACTTGCTTCTTATACTCAAGGATTTCTGCCAAGAACCTTTCGTTATCTACATAATGGTTCTTTTTCTTCTTTGTTGTAGTCATGTTAACCTCTAATCTAAAATGTTCTACATTATATCATATAAAAAAACTTTGTCAAGTATGCATTTTATGGGTTGACAAGGTTCCTATTATGTGTGTATAATGTGCTCCGCAGCCAAGAACCAAGGTTATAACCTAAAGTTTGCAACCATGAACGAACGAAGTGAGTTCACCGATTGCGAAGCAATCGGTACTAAGCTTTACCTTTACCATCAAATCCTGGTTCGGTAAGCATCACCAGTTTATCCATTTGCTTTTTAAGTATAGGACCGCGATCAGGCCACTTAATGATAGGTTGGTCGGAATTCTTTGCTAAGTTCTGTAGTAATGGAAGGTAAATCTTCCTTACCGCTTCCAATCTTTTCTTTAGGTCTGTAATCTCATCAACTACCGGAGATAGATCGGCCTCATCCTCAAATGTAAATCCAAAATCATTAGATATGCCATCTTCATCCATTGTAAGGTATTCATTCTTAGACATTAGTGTAGTGTCCTCTTTGGTTTCATTAGGTTATCTAAAATCTCTTTAACTTCCTCGCGGGTTATTTCCATATCTTCTTCATGTTCTGGTTCAGGTTCTACATCCTGCGTTTCGTGCGATTCGGTCTTATCTTCTTCATACAAGTTGGTATAATATTCTAAGTTTTCCCAATAATACTTATTCATTTTATCCGATACATCTGATATAATCAATACATCATCCGGATCAATGGTAAACTCCTGACCGGCACACAATCTAGGAAAAACCCATGGCATAAATCCTAGTTGTACCGTACCTGTTTTTGACTGCATATAGACTATCTTTAGAGGATTATGTATCATATACAACACACCCTCATCATCGGATAACTCAACTAACTCGCATATAAGATCATCACCATTTTGTAATCTTACAAACTTTGTGTTAGTAAGTTCTTCATTCACCTTTTCCATAATCATACATCCTTTATTTGGATTTTGTATATCCTGAACTGAAACTTTTCTTCTGAATAGGTCTTAATTCTCTCAAAGAAATGTTTGAGGGTAAAATTCTCTCGTTTCTTCCAGCTAAAGTCGTCGGCAATGTCAAAGAGAGTGGAGGATTGCTTGGTGTCGCTAACACGGAGGCCGCGACCGATTGACTGTAGATTCCTAATTTTGGACTTTGAGGGGGAAGCAAAGATGACATTATCAAGTGCCACAATATTAGTACCAGTAGAAAGGACCCCAACACTACCAACGATAATTGCATTTCGTTCAGTCTCAACAATTTTTCTGATTTCTTCTCGTTCACTGACATTAGTACCTCCATGAATGAAAAAGACCTTCCGGCCTTCTTTGGCTTTGTTATTTAGCATATCATATAGGATCTTGCCATGCTTCTCAACATAGTTAAACAGAAGCAAGGTATTACCTTCTAATGACAATGCTAGGTTACACACAAACTTATTTCTGGCAGGATTAGATATGATATACTCAATCTCTTCCTGATAGGATGCAGATTTCATATACTGACATTCTTCTTCACTATACTTTAACAATAGGCATTTGATACTAAGTTCAGCTAGTTGTTTTTTATCCATCAGTTCTTTTGAGGTAGTGGCCTTATATACTTGTCCGAATAGTCCCATCAGAACCCATTCATGCGCCTTGGCACCAGACAATGTACCAGTAACACCAACTCTATATTGTGCTTTGGTGCACTTGGAGAGAATGTCGGTGAGTGATTTTGCTTGTGCTTGATGGACCTCGTCACATATCACATAATCAAACTGCTGGAAGTATTCTTTTGGTAATCTCTGCAATGATTGCCATGTAGATATAGAGATTGGTTTATCGGTATCTTTAGCATGACCTGAATAGATACGATGACAATACTTCTCCATGTTCTTTCCATTCTTCTCCGAATAGTCATGGAAGTCACTATACATCTGTTCAACCAATGCAGACCTTGGCACAATCAATAGACCTCGTTTGCCTTGTTTAAGTAGGTACATACAGATAAGATAAAGCAATAAGGACTTACCAGAACCAGTAGGTGATAATATGATACGTCTCTTGCTTCTTATTGCATGGACAAATGATTGTAATTGATAATCTCTAGGTGCATGTTTTGGGTTTAAAGATTCAACAAAAGACATAGCGTCGGTTAGTGAAAACGAGGTATCATAAACCTCATCCGCATACTCGTAGGTATACCCACGTTTCTCTATCCATTCTAAAACTTGAGGTACAAGTCCTCTATAGATTTGTCTCTTAGGTGCTTCAAACAATCTAAGATATCCATCCCAGAGTTTTTGTTTATAAGATGGAACAAACTGAAATCCAGGTGGACGAAAAGCAAAAGCATCTCGGAGTTCCCAAGCAATACCTTCATCACATTCTATACGAATGTATGCTTCGTCTTTATTGGATAGTATAAGGTGGGTCACTTACTTACCTAACGTCAATTGTTGATACTTAACATAATTACCAAGATCCCATGTTCTGTTATGTAAAGACTTTAATACCATCTCACAATAGTTTACAATTTCTTCATGGGTAATCTTTTTCAATAGTATTTTGGTAAGTTCAGGATCGGATTCTAATAATCTTGCAATTTTAGGATTGGAATGAACATGTTGCATGTATTCCCATCCACGGGTATCACATTCTTCTTGTGTCATATGCCCGGAATAATAGTCTTCCCGTATTCCTTTCATAGACTTAAAATCGGATTCAAGTTTACGGAGAATATGCCTGTGATAGGACATGACATTAAGATATTTACCGTGTAGATGGGAAATCTTTAGAATTTCTTTTTCCATTGAGGTAGAATCAATTATGGTATCGTT